GGTCCAACGGGAGCAACTGGAATAACAGGCCCGACAGGTCCAACGGGAGCAACTGGAATAACAGGCCCAACAGGTCCAACGGGAGCAACTGGAATAACAGGCCCGACAGGTCCAACGGGAGTAACCGGAATAACAGGCCCGACAGGCCCAACAGGAGCAACTGGAATAACAGGCCCAACAGGTCCAACGGGATTTGAATCTGCATTCAGAGCTTTCAAATCTACTGATCAGTCCGTTACTGCTAATACACTGTCTATAGTAACATTTGAAACTACACAATTCGATTTAAATGGTGAATATGATGGTGTATCAACATTTATACCGCAACAAGATGGAGTATATTTAATTATTACTACTATAATTTTTAGTCCTACTGATGATACTCTAAATTATGTGACGGAAGTATTTATAACAGTTAACAGTGCTTTAATAGCAGGAGATGATAGCTTTTTTGGTGGAAATACTGGGCTTTTAAATGCGGTAACAGTTTCTACGATTGTACAATTGAATGCAGGGGATATGGTGCAAGTTCAAGCTGGTAGTACCATAGATGGCGCTATTGCATCTCCACTTCTTACAAATTTTCAAGCTGCGAGGTTTCCATCACCAGTTCCAAATACACTTTTCTTATTAAATAATTTATCTGCAGATTGGAGTAAAAGGCCATTTAGTAGAAAATCATAATTATGTTCATTTTTAAAATACCCTAAAGAAAATGATGAATTTAGATTGAGTTTGTCTATTAAGAATAAGAAAAGCCACTTAGATGAGTGGCTTTTCTTATTCTTAAATTATGGCATATACAGTTAAAACTAAGTGATTACATAATTGGAAATAGTTAAACTTGTACTATTTTGGTTCAGGATAGTAATTTTAATATAAAATCTCAATAGGTATTTATTAACTTTACATCTCTAAAAGAATAATTGAACTTTTGCTATCACTATAGTTACATATAAACCGATTATCAAATGCAATATTTCATATTTTTAACTGTCAAAAAACTAGACTTATATTAGTATTTTTAACTTTCTCAAGTATTTTCAGAATATAAGAGAATAGATGTTTGGGTTATTTGTGATAGAATATTCTTAATAATATAATTTGACGGAACGAAAAAGACCCATAGCGTGTGTAATTGTGCTGGGAACACTTTTACACCGTTTGCCCTAATTGTAGTAGGGAAAACATTTGCCATGAGCCTTTCAGTTACGACTATGCGTAACATATATGGCTAGTATAACACAACTTTTAGATGTAATTCATCATTAAGGTGCGTTTTCATGATAGGGAAGTGTGTCTTGTTCCAATAAGGGGGACAAAACATGTGGAAAGCTCTAAATCAAATTGAAAAAGAGTTATGTGCAGCTGGAATAAGAAAAAATAAACTCGCAAATTATTGGGGAGTTAAGCCAAGTACTGTTACAAAAGTTTTTAAAGGTAACACAGACATGAGTTTTGGCTTTCTTTCTAAGACAGCCATCCTATTAAACAAAGGCATACAGGTTCAAGAAAATTTATTAACAGATTATATATATATAACGAAACCAAAATCAGAAAACTTACGTGAGGCAATGGAGGATTTAGCTTTAAGGGGAAAGTTTAATCTATTAATTAATATTATCAATAGTGAATCACAATCAAAGGTAGCAGAAAATAGAGAATTTGCTAATGTGTATAGAATTATATATAAACGATATATAGGTGAGATTGATGCTACACAGTACCATAAGGCATTAAGCCTGGAAAGTAAATCAATAAGAACAACAGAGATGGAAGTGTTAATTGAAATTTTATTATGCCAAGCGCAATATCAATCGGGTAATTTTACTTCTTTAAATGAGCGATTAAAATCTCTTGAAATAAAAATAAATAAAGTAAGTAATAGGTACATTCGAGAATGTTATAAATTACGATATAAAGAAGCCATTGCCGTTACTTCGTTGCAGGGTGGTGAAGTCAGTGAAGCAAGACATTTTAGCATGGAACTATTAGATGATCTTGAATGGGATAACTTTTTTTCTTTTCCAAAAGTAAATGCATATTTAAAGTTAGGTGAATCTTATATTTTTTCAGCGAATGAATATGAGAAGGCAAAATATTATTTGGAAAAGACTCTTGAAGTGATAGGGGATAGTAAGATTAATGGAATTGAGAGAAAAAGAAAAATGGTGCAACATACATTATCATTTCTAAAGATTCATCATGATAAAGGAATTAGTAGCTTAGATGTTGTCCATCCAGGTGAATTAGCATATTTAAGGATTAAACAAGGTAAGAAGATTGAAGCGAGAAAACTATTAAATCAATTAAATGAGAAGAATGGAAGATTAACAGACATACAGACTGCATATTTAGGTTTAACATATGAAGGTACAAAAAAAGAAGAGTTAATGAAACGTTCTCTTTTGATGTGTCAAAAATCAGGGAATATATTTTATTCAAATTTACCAAAAATACACTTGGGTTTAATTTGAATAATTGGTATAATTGTCTTCGGAAAGAGGTGACATAATGAAAAAAATAATTACAATCATTCCTGCGCTATTAATAGCTGCTACATTATTCATTAACACTGATTCTATAAAAGAAAAGCCTAGTACAAATAATTCAAAACCTACAATTCAACACATGATGGTTGACCCTGGTGGCGGCTGGTAAAATACATAATAAAGGTATATATATTACAAATGACATCGTCTTAATTGACGATGTCATTTGTAATTTTAGGAGAAATTTCTTTTTTTACTGAAAGAAGAAAAAAGAAATTATTGTAAAAAAAATCCAAAAATAAAAAGAGGGAGATCGAAGAAGATGAAAAGTAAAGAAGGGGAAGTTAATCTAATTAAACAAGCTTTATTACTTTTGCAAGAAGAAGATAATCCAAAAGAGAAATTATTTTCTATTTGTTTGAGTGAATCAAAAAAAGAAAAAGTCATGTAAAAAAGACTATCTAACTTTCTTGGATAGTCTTTTTATACTACATATTTCCTTTAGATTTCTCGTAGTTCACAAACATCTCTAATTGCTCTAATGCTTTTTTTCGTTGTTCTTCAGGTAAGTCATTAATGATTTGAAGAATTTCGTGTGCTTCTTTTGTTAACTGTAAGTCTTCGCCCGCTGTTAAATCTGGTGAATCAGATAAACCTAACAAATAATCTGTTGTTACTTTTAAATAATTTGCTATCTTCTGAAGTGTACGTGTACCGGGTGCTTTTTTTCCCTCGACATAATTATAAACAGAAACATGACTAACACCAATTTCGTCAGCTAACTGTTGTTGGGTGATGCTCTTCTTTTCAATTAATGATTTCAATCTCTCATGACTAAACATAATAAAAAACACCCCAAGTTTATTTTATATGAAATTATTTTTTCTTAATTACTATTATGGTGTCACACTGTCATTATATATTAACTATCAGTTAAGTGGAAAGGTAATTTTTTTGAAAAAAGTTTTGGGAAACACTTGAACTTAACTTTAGGTTAAGTTATTATGTAATTAACAACAAAAACGGAAGAGAGGAGTTGTTTATGAAAACTCTAAAGCAGCTACGTGTAGAACAGGGATATACATGTAAGGAAGTAGCTGAAGCCGTTGGTATTACTGAAGTTTATTATTGGTATATAGAAAACGGGAAGCGTCGACCTTATTATGATTTAATTGTGAAAATTGCTGAGTTTTTTAAAGTGAAGTTAGATGCAATTAAAATTTTTTGTCCATAACTTAACTTTTGGTTAAGTTATGGTTGGTTAAGTGAATTAGAAAGGAGCAAAACAAAATGGGATTAGATCAAATCATTAAAGAGTCAATCCGCGAAGTTGTTCGCGAAGAAATTCAAGCAGCTTTAGCTTCATTCCAACAACAATCACAACCAAACAAGGTAATGAGGGTGAAAGAAGCAGCTGCTTACCTCAATATAGCAGTTTGTAGAATGTATGAATTAGCAAATCACCCACATTTTCCAGTGATCAGGGAAGGACGTAAATTACTTTTCTTGCAAAAGGATTTAGAAGCTTGGCTTGAAGCACAAAAGGAGGTGATTTAGTGGAAGATACAACCTCATTAGCTATATTAGCGATATTAATTGCATGTGGTTCATGTTTGTTTTACATAACTTATGAACCGATAAAACAATGGGCTTGGAGTGATGTGAAGCAAAGTAAAAAGACCCATTGCAGTGGGTCCTTTTCAAAAAATAAGTTGTTATAAGTATAACACGGAAAATAGGGAGATAGCACATTGGTTTTATGAAAAGGAGTGAAAACTATGAACACCAAGGTATTACAAATAGGGCAAATAAATTTTCGTGGCAATGTTATAGATCATGGATGGTTTAAAACACTTACATTAGATAATGGTAAACCTAATATTGTTGCAATTACTATCTTAGGAGAAATTGTTTATTGGTATAAACCTACTGAAGTAAGAAGTGAAGAATCTAGTCAAGTTCAATATAAGCAAAAGTTTAAGGCAGACACGCTTCAAAAGAGCTATCAACAATTAGCCGATTCATTTGGATTTACAAAAAGACAAGTAAAAGAAGCGTGTGACTTTCTGAAAGAACGTGGACTTATAAAAATTGAGTTTAGGACGATTCTTGTTAACGGAACTAGGTGTAATAACGTTATGTATGTTGAACCTGTACCTGAAATGGTTCAGAAAATATCCATTATGTATTGGGGAAATGGTAACCCTCCTACACTGAAAAGTAATAGCCCTGTTACTTTAGAAAGCAAGAGGGTCTTACATTCTAGAGCAATACCCTTCTACGATAAAACGGAAGAGTCTCTTACACTAGAACGTAAGACAAATACAGAGATTACTACAAATATTACTACAAATATAAATGATGATGATGCTACCTCAACTCAGAAATTAATTGATCAAGAATTTAAAATTAGTTACAACTTTTTACTTGAAAAGGGAATTCCTTTAAGTGAAATTGCAATTCAAGAATTAGGTGAGTTTTGCGATAGATTCGGTAATGAATTAGTTATTCACGCTGTTAATAAAGCAATTGATGAAAATGTACCAAAGTGGAGATATATCCGCAGTATTTTAAGTAGTTGGGAAAAGGAAAAAGTAAAAACATTAAATGAGGTTGCTGCTTTAGATACTCGATTTGAAATGAGTAAGAAAAACAATAAACGTACTGGTAAAGGTTATTCCAAACGAACGGAAGTTGTACCGGATTGGTTACGCAAACAAGAAGAACAAGAGCCAATACAGCAGCCACAGCAAACTCAAAGCGATGATTTTGAAAATAATAAGAAACGTTTGGATGAGATTCTAAATAAATATAAAAATATTAAAGGGGAGTAAGATATGAAAAACACGGGTGTTGCAAGAAAAGTGGACGAGCTAGGTCGTGTAGTAATTCCAGTAGAGTTACGCAGAACTTTAGGTATTACCGAAGGAACGGCACTAGATTTTCATGTCGGTGGTGAAAACATCGTTTTAAGAAGACATGAAAAGTCATGCTTTGTAACGGGTGAAGTTTCTGAAAACAACATAGAGTTGCTAGGTGGCCGAATGTTTTTAAGCAAGGAAGGGGTAATTGAATTACTGGATCTTATTCAGAAGAGTGGGATGGCACATGCCTAAGCAACTAAACATTTTCGATGTAGAGCCAACAATTTGTGAGTTCGATGTAATGAAGGCAAATGTGAAGAGAGGAACTGGACGCACTAAATACGCTGATGTACGCGTCCGAGTTCCAACGAATGCAAAATGTACGGATGAATTACCATGCACAACTAAACAAGATGATCGTTATGACATCTTTGAACAATATGTAATGGCTATTTGGAGATTTCAAAGAGCTGTAGATAAGTTTTTTAATTGGGATACAGCTGAAGAATTGTGTAAGGCAGCAAGGGATAAAAAAGAAATAATTCCGGTAAGGGTTTGTTTAGGAAGTGGATTTAAACCTGATGTTGTCGAGTACATGCGGTAGTAAAAGGGAGAGGGACATATGAAAAAAATAGAAATTGATGTTAGTAGCAACAAACTTTTAATAGTGAAGGACGGAAATGTAACAGCAGTAAATCCGCCAATGAGTGGATTCGGTGAGCAAGTGGCGGTTTGGGTAAACGGTAAAGTTGATCGTGTAGATACTAAGTTTACTGAAAAGATAAAATGATTAATTTTAGAAAGTAGGTTCGCTTATGAGTGTAGCAAGAAATCATAAAGCGATGAAGGAATCACGGTTAAAAATATACATCGCTTTAGAAGAAGCTAACTTTATTTGGGATGAAAGAGATGTAGTACGTTTTCGTGAAATGTGGAGTCAAGGTATGAGTTTGTCGAAGATGGCAAAAGCGTTAAGGAGACACCAAGCGGAAGTTGCGCTTCTTGTAATAGATCAAGCTGATAAGTATTTAATTGAAAATCGTCCAATAGGATTAGGGATTTGCTAAATAGGAAGGGGAAATCAAAATGAACATTATGGAAAATGGTGTATTAGAAGCAACTAAATTAATGAGTGAAGCAAAAAATGAGGAACAAGTTATAAATGAAGCTACAGTTTTACAGATTGCAAGTATTTTATCGATTGATGAATTAAATGATTATCAGGAAGCAACTTTACGAACTTGGAATAGCAAAACTGATTTTGGAGGACGAGTTTCAAATGCAGCTTTAGGACTTACAGGCGAAGCTGGTGAAGTTGCCGACATTGTAAAAAAAGCAATTTATCATGGACATGGTTTCCAACCATCGCATTGTGCAGGAGAAGAGGATGGAAACACTTATAAATTAGCCTTAGAGCTTGGAGATATTCTGTATTACTTATCAATTATGGCACACGAACTGGGATATACGTTACAAGATATTGCTGAAATGAATATTGCAAAATTAGCTAAAAGATATCCTGATGGTTTTAGTCGAGAAGCAAGTCGAACACGTGTAGATGTAAAGTAAGACCAATTTTGAATTTTATTAAAAAGAAGGAACAGAGGAATATGTAAAAGACTTTGAAAGATCCATAAAAAAAGAATTCAGTAAAACTCTGAATTCTTCTACATGTATTTTTATTTTTTAATCCATTTAGAAATAATAGGATAATGAAAGTCTTTTTCTTGTAGCACATATAAAATTCCTTTTATAGGTCCAAAAATTAACAAAAGAAGCAGTATTAGATATAAAGGAGCTATGCCGAAAATAATCAAAGCGTTGTTTGAAGCTAAGTCTAAATTAGATAAAGATAACATTAAGATTCTTATTACGAATAGATTCCAAATCATTGTAATTATCCAAATGAATAGCTGGAAAAAAACAGCTTCAAGAATATTTTTTCGAATGTCCTGTGATTTGCATAAGAAATAAAAAATCAATGGTATATAAAAAATTGTGACACTAAAGAAAATAAGAATAAAAAAAGATAATACGGTAAGAAAATGCATAATTAATTTTATGTTCTTTTCTTGAGTTAGGATCATTAGGGTCCTCCTATATGTATGAGATTTGTTGTGCTTATTAATATATATGCTGTAGATAATTATAACATAAAAATTAATTGTAACAGAATACTGCATCGAAAAGAACACGTATTAAATTAAACAAGAAGCCCTAGAGTTAGGGCTCTAGAGCTTTTTGTTTTGGTATTCTCACATGGTTTTTCAAAAAGAATAGAACATATTGAAGATAACATGTGAATGTTTCATAAATGTATCAAAAAAGTGAACAAAATTGCTATTGCAGAAGAAGCAGAAATGAAGTTTCTAATACGTAAGTACGTGAAAGGTATTATTTCAAGTGGATAAAATGTGCATGGGACACCTAATCATTACTTTATCGGGGGAAAAGAACATGTTATGAATTTGGTTGAATGAAAAAATGACAATTTTACTTTTAGAGTGAAACTGAACAAAATTCTTATTTGAAACAGTTTATGAAAAAAGAGCACTCTCGAAAGTGCTCTTAGAAAATACATTTCATATTCTGTTTTGGGCTACGATTTTAATGTTCTCTGGTGGAATGATATCTTGAATTTTTTCCTTTAAATCTACTTGGACCATTTCTTCAAGATGTTCAAGTGAAACTTCAAAGTTTATACATTCTGCAGTTGGGATATTTAATAAAAAATAATTTTCATTCTTTTTAACAACAAGATATTGTGATTGATCTGTTAATAGTATACACCCTTGTTGAATGCCTAATTTACGATTATCTTCAAAAGTCATAAATAAATCTCCTAACATATTTGTGATAGAAATTTTACTACATAAAAATGTTAGTGTCTAGTCGGTCTTGTGCAAGAACTAAAGTCAAACAAAGTCCTTATTTAAATAAAAAGAGCGCATTTTTATATGCACTCTTAGTAAGGTAGGTAAATGTCTCATGAGATAAAAATCTAAAAATTGTAATCAGATTTTCATGAGTTAATTTTTTATATTGTATTCGTTACTTAGAGTTATGGAGCCGGTCCCTAAAAAATAAAGAGTGCCTTGTAGAGCGCTCCATATAACTAATTATAAATGTTTATGTTCAATCTTAGATGTCTTGCTTGGAGGAATAAAATACTCTTGAACAAAGTTTAGATAAATAATACCGCTAATCATTGCAATATAAAACACCGCACAAAAGAAGATTAACATGTATTTAATTGTCTTGTTCATATTGGTACCGTCCTAAAAGAGGATTATATGGATTTTAATATTGTATGTAAAAAATGTGTCTTTATACAAGAGAAGGATAGCTAGTAAAAGTAAAACAAAATCTTTATTTAAATAAAAAGAGCGCCTCGAAAAGCGCTCTCTGATTAAAACTAATGGTGAAAAAGAATACCCAAGATATTGTATGTATGCTCCTTAGGAGTGTGAGGATTTGAAACAAAAGCGTTATTTTATAACCTAAAATAAAAGAACCCGTTTGTTATAAACGGATTCTTCACACAAGGTCTGCAAGAAACTCAAGGTAACTGGACCAGAGCACCATATATAATTTCTTGTGATATTAATGTATTCAAGGAAGTCTAAAACGTTAATAGTAATTAAGCAAAATTCTTATTGTATGAGAAAAAAATAAAAGAACCCATTTTTTATAAATGGATTCTTCCCTTAAGGTGTGCAAGAAATTCAAGGTAACTTGACCACAGTAACCTGTGGAATTCCTTGTGATAATACTGTATGCAAAGGAACCAATAAGGTTAATGAATTTCGAACAAAACCCTTATTTAACAACAAATAAAAAGAGCGCTAATCAAGAGCACTCTTTATACCTCACTATAACTAAAGTGACGAACTCACATTATACAGAAAGGTAGTATTAAAGTATGTAAAAGTATGAAATTGGTGAATGGGTTCAAACAAAATCTTTATTTAAATAAAAAGAGCCCATGCATCAGTGTTCTTTAAGATAGGAGGTAACTCTCTGAGCAGAACGTCTAGGTTAGAAATATATAATGTGAAAAAGAAATAAGAACAAAGTTTTTATTATTAACTCAATATAAAAGAGCAATTAGCTTTTGCTAATTGCTCGGCCCAAGGTAATAGACATATAGTGGGTATTAGTAAAATCGGAAATTGGCTATTCAAGAGCCTGTTTACAGTATAACCAAGATTTTTAAAAGTATTCCCTCTTTAAAGTTAAGACCTTATTCAAACAGTGTTCTATAAAGAGGGAGTGGAGTAATGAAAAAGAATACTTTTCTTATAATACAAGATGATTTTTTATTCTCAATAACATATGAGCATTAAGGCAAAAATGTGTAATTAAAAGAGCAGCTAGCAAAAGCTAACTGCTCTCCGAAAAAACGTTAAGAAGGAAGTTCAGAACCCAAGTGTATTTATAGTATGAATGGAATATTGAATTTTATTCAGATAAGAAAATAAAAGCTAGGATTTCTACTAGCCCAAAGAGTGTTCAAAAAGGTATTCACACATGGTCGAGCATCTTTAATTATAAGATGATTAAACATTTATGTATAGAAGTCAGTGAAGATTACCGCTGCGAAGTGGGAAGAAAGTTGGATTTATATAAATCGTTATTTGATTAAAAGAAAAAAGAACACATGTTGATATGTGCTCTAAGATAATCATTTTGATATCTATTAAAGTGTCTCTTTTGTATCAGGTGTATCAAATTTATCATTTAATTTAAAGGTTGTTTCTAAAAGAATTGTAGATGAAATCGCAAAGATTAATACAGCATGTGGTGATAATTGCACTGCTGTGAAATTAAGTTTTGCTAGCCAAAAATATCCGACATACATTGTCAGGAAGGTACTAACAATTGAAATTGTAAATCCTAAGAAACCTAATTCTTTTAGCTTTTCTTCAGATAATTTAAATACGCGTAATACGAAAGAGAAGATGATCCCAACTATGAAAAGTCCAATACATAAGGTCAATAGTGACATTATACTTGGGTATACAACGTCATCAGGCAACCATTGTTTTATTCCGACAATTATGGCTGTAGGGAGCGCGATAGGTATTAATAGTGGTGATACTATTAGAAAAATAGCTAATAGTCTACCGATGTTATTTGTTTCATTGTTGTTTTGATTGTTCATAAAGTCTCCAAAAATAATTGTAAAATAAATATCCTAGTGGATTTTAGCACAAAAGTATTAGTAAAGCTATAGTTAAAAAATTGAATTCAAACAAAAACGCTATTTGAATTAATGTGGAAAATACCATATGTAACCTAGAATAACTAAGCAAGTAATTCCAAGTGTAATAAATAAATATTTAAGGGTCGTGAGTACTGTTTTCATTGAATCCCACCTAAATTTTTAATTATTTTAGGTGTTTAGTCAGGTATTTATGTATATAAAAATTTAATTTTATAGAAAATCACCAAAATAAAACGAGCACTTATCCTAGAGCGCTCGCTTAAAAATATTCTGTGTATTAGGGTTGTGTTTATGAGTTATGAACCAATGAATATTTGTAAAGTAAGGTTCAAAATAGTTTATTCACTTTAAAGTAAATGGGTACTTGTACGGCAAAAAGAGCACCTTCGAACAGTGCTCTTTCTGGGGGTGAATAGTCAAGTAAACCTATAAATGGAGGTGTATCAAAATTTATTCTATATAAAATATGCACCTTTATATAAAATGATGATGACAAATAAAAGAGCAGCTAGCAAAGGCTAACTACTCCATTACCAAAAGGTTCCAGGCTGCAAACACTGTTAAGAAAGCAGCTTATGAATAGTATGCACATGGTTATGGTGATTATTCAAATGAATAAAGGACAGTTAGCACAAGGTAACTGTCCAACCCTTAAAGAAAGGGAGGAATTAATGGGTATGTGAAAATTCCTCCATCTACAGTATTGACGGAATATTGAGTTTTATTCAGGAGAGGGGTACTAATTATGTAGGTTACATGAGAAGTCCTATTAACATCCAGGCTGCCCCAATCAGAACTAAAGTTTCGAATGTAATCCAAAATTTTCTTTTTTCTGGTTTTTGAAATTCTTTAATTACAGAGAATAAAGCACTGATTCCTACAAGAGTGAAAAGTGCAATTCGGATTGTTTCAGTCATTTGCATCACCACCTAATATTTTAATAATATACAAATTACCATTTAATAGAAACCTAATAAAATAATCCTTTTAAAGCAAAGCAAACAGAATATAGTCCGGCTAGAAAACTAGAGGACACCAATTCATTAAAGCAGCAATTCAAGCTGTTTTAGGAATAGGGGTCCTTTTTATTTTGAAAAGGGAGATGAGGAAATATTAAGGCACTAAAAGACCAATTACGCGAGTGGAAAAAAACAATCCAAGCAAGGAAAGAAGAAAAACAAGAAAAAACAAAAAGAGAAATTATGTACTCGTGAAATTGAGGATTTAATGGGGATGCATAGACCTTGTTATGAACGGAAACGTGGAGCATTAAGATAAAAGTAATTTAATAATAAAAAGGAGTGGTCTTACATGACTAAACAATTATCTTTCTTACCAAAAATTGATAGAACAGCAACACAAGAGGAGTTAGAAGGTGTGTTGGAAAGCGTACGTATACATAGACAATTTGGGATGATGCGTAAAGAAATGAAAGTCACTCCTTCTTATGAAATACGTGAGCATGGTCCTACGCATGCAGTTGGTAAGCCGTTAGAAGATATTGCTATAGCAAATATTCAACAAAGTAAACGAGAAGAATGGCTAGAAAGAATGTCATTACGTATTGAACAATTTCTAAATCGATTAGGAAATGGACGCGCAGGAATTATCCAAAGGGACATTATTTATAAACGTTATTTAGAAGAAGAGGATGTATGTGATTACATGGTTTATAACGAAATTGGAATGTCAGAGCGTACTTATCGACGTTGGAAGTCTAAAGCATTTTATAAGCTTGCTTTTGCACTTGGATTAGAAGTTTACGAGACAGAAGAAACTGGAGGTAATGAATAGTGAATTTTGTTCAACCGATACGTGATCCAGAGCAAATACAACAAATTAAAGAATACCTAAAAGAAAAGAATGAACGCAATTATATTTTGTTTGTAATGGGAATTAATACAGGTCTACGTATTAGTGATATTTTAAAACTGAAGGTTGGAGATTTAAATGGCAGCCATATATCAATACGTGAAATGAAGACAGGTAAGCAGAAACGTATTCAGATTACTGCAGCATTAAGAAGAGAGTTAAAGTGGTACATTGAAGATATGGAAGACTATGAGTATTTAATTAAGAGCAGACAAGGAAACAATCGACCAATCGGAAGAAGTATGGCATATAAAATACTTAGTACTACAGCAGCAAAGTTTGGTTTAGAAGAAATTGGGACACATACATTACGTAAGACATTTGGATATCATATGTACATGCAGACAAAGAACATAGCTTTGCTGATGGAGATATTCAATCATTCAAGTGAACGAGTAACGTTAAGATATATAGGAGTAAACCAAGATGCAATGGATAAAGCAATGACTAGGTTTAAAATCTAATCATTGCTTTTTTGTTCAAGGATAGCAACACATGCTTATCAACTGAAGAACAGAAACTTATGCTTGAACATAAAATCAAATCTAGATGTGTAAAGCTATTTCAAGTGAATAGAATCGCCTCTTTAAGAATACATAAAAAATATATATACAAGCGTAGTCTAATCACTACATCGTTGTTGAAAGTAGAATTCTATAAAATTTGGAGGAAGAGATATGCAAAAAAAGGTTCTTCTGTTTACAGATTTAGGGATTGATGATGCCTTTGCTATACTGTACACCTTTTTTCGTAAAGACATTCAACTTGTAGGAATCGTAGCCGATTATGGAAATGTATCAAGAGAAAATGTAATAAGAAATATTAACTATTTAAAGTACATTGCGGGAAGAGAAGAAATACCTGTATTCCTTGGTGCTTCTGTACCGTTGACAGGTATATTGATTCAGTATTTCCCTGAGGTACATGGAAAAGTTGGATTAGGACCTATTATTCCACCTGAAATTTCATATCCAGTTTATCCTTTAAATGATATTTATCAAATTATAGAATCAAATTTAGAAGATCTTACAATTATCAATTTAGGAAGACTTTCTTCGCTAGCTACGACTTTTGTATTGAATTTAGAAACAATGCGAAATGTAAGAGAATGCATTTGCATGGGGGGAGCTTTTTTCTATCCAGGTAACGTAACTGCTGTGGCTGAAGCTAATTTTTACTCAGACCCTTATGCAGCAAACTTAATTCTGCAACATGCAAAGAACTTGACAATTATTCCTTTAAATGTGACCCAACATGCGATTGTTACACCCGAAATGGTCCAGCAAATCGATGCATTTCATCGGAATACACAGGATCTTGCAGGGCTCATCATTAAACCTATGTTAGATTATTATTATAATTTTTACTCCAAGTCTAATCCAGGTATAAGTGGAAGTCCTATGCATGATTTTGTAACAGTGTGGTATTTGCTAAATAGAGAGGCTGTTAACCTTACGAGAGTACCCATTAAAGTAATTCCTGATCAAGGGGAAGGTTTTGGACAAAGCATTGCAGACTTTCGTTTTGTTACAAATCCAGGCTATAAAATGCATAATGTAGCTTTTCAGTTTGATTATGAAAGGTTCAGGAAGGATATTATGGAAACGTTCTTAAAGAAGAGAGTGTAAAAGACTTTGTTCATTTTATTTAACGTATAGGAATCCAACTTTTTAGGTTGAAATTCTCTTAGCATACAAAATTTTTGAAATTCTGGCTGTATTTCGTCACTATCAAGCTAATAAAATAAAATCCTGCTAAAAATAAAAATCTACTGACTATTTAAAGTAATTAAATACAGTGGATTTTTATTTTTGGAGTACATTAAAATTAATAATTGGTGGCCATGTTATTCTACCCCATTCTATACAGTTACTCATTTTTATTGTGTTGTGTAACTCAAAAGAGGAAGTGTTATGAAGTTATGAATATCAAAGGCTGTAGCATTTGGCATAGTTACACAAAATATAAGATATGGGTAAGTGGTAGTATCAAGGAATTGAATGGTGTATATACATAAATATAAAATGTAAGGGGGAGGTAATGGTGATTCATGTTAAATGAAGAACTATTAGAAGTAATAATTAGATACAAAAGGAATACTGGAAAAAATCCTGATGTGTTAAAGGTAAATCCAACTTATTTTAGAAATATTTTAGAAGAATTGAATTATCCAAAGTGGATTATTAAAAAGAAAATGACAGAAATGAAAAAAAGTATATTTGGTGTACCAGTGGAATTAACAGATGCAGTGGAAAAATTTGAGCTATGAAAAGGGTGGCAGAGTCGTGACCGCTTTTTGGCAGGAAATGTGTCGGTTATTTTGGAATTAACGTGTTATATTTGTATTGTGGGAAGTGGCGGGAAACACAACTCACTATGTTGTTTCTAAAATTCTAAACGGTTCGTAATGATGGCACATAAAATCCGAAGCCAGCAGATGGTAACGATTGAATGATACCGTTATTAAGGAGAGCTTTTGCTCTTCTTCCAGCTACTTAATAATGTTGGTGCAGAGAAACGTAACAACATTAGGTGGTTGGAAGAAGAATAAAACTTCAATTACCGTAGTTAAAGTACAAATTAATACTTAATGAAAAAAGCATCCGAATGGGTGCTTTTTATTTTGGAGGAGGATGAATGATGGATTTAACATTAGAAGGTTTAGAAAAGTGTTTTAATGAAGCAGTGGATGGAGGGGCGGAGTATGTTGCTGTTGTAATTGAAGTGACCGGATTCCTAAGTGATTATTAATAGTAAGCATAATATCGCTGCAGAATTAGAGTATTATAAGAAAACATATAATGATGATTTAGAACATAGATATGCTTCAGGTATTCGTATTATAGGATTTGTACATGGATATTCATTTTCAGGAATTCAACGTGATTTAGGATTATCAGTGGAATAATGATTAAACCAGTAGCAATTATCGTAGGCGCTGCCGTGATCGGTTTAGCGTCTTATTTATTGTTAAGTAAAGATAGGTAGAAAATATAGACTAGTAAACAAGCTGTTTTTGACTTTTAAACATAGAATATGATGAAGTTCTATTTTTAAGAGGAGGTAATCAGATTCATGGGATGTAATGGTAATTTCAGACATTTTCGAGATTGTGATAGATTTTGGGATGATTTAATGTTCTGTAGACGCAGACGTAGGGATTTTGACGATTGTCGTTGCAGACGTGATCGTGACTGCGATTGTGATGAATGTCGTCGCAGACGTAATCAGCATCATGACTGTGATCATGATAAGCGTCGAGATTGGTAAATTCCTTTGGAAGAGTGCTTTGAAGAAAAGCACTCTTTTTTTGTTCAAGAATTTTCTGGTCCTATTTGTTAAGGGATGATAAGGGATAAGGGTAATGTGTGAGCATAAGTATCAAGTGTTAGGGAGTGAAACGCAAACATTCTTTGTTGATGGTGGGCAAGTAGCTATTGATGTATCTACTACATTCTTTTATGAAAAGTGTCTTGATATTCAATATCGTGAGGAAAGAATTAATCCAGGAGTGATTGAAGTCAATGACTAGACATTACTTAATCAATACATTAGTTAATTGGCGTGAGAGTATCGAAAAATTCCATATGAATTATTCATTACAACATTTGAAGGATCATTTGCAAATGAGTGATGAAGAAGCTTTAGAAACATATCAAGAAGAACTCGTACCACTATTATCAATGGGTTATAACTGGTATGAATATAAACATCCGAAGTTACGTGAGTTATTAGGAGAATGGTAAGGAGTGAGGATAGATGAGTAAGGTTTCTAGATGTTGTTTAGTTTGTGACTATCAAATTAAAACGTATCATTCGCCAGAAGATGAATATCAAGAAGTAACTGTTTGTCCGAAATGTAATGGTGCTTTTGTAGATATGTTTAAGCTAGGGAAGTACAAACAATCTAACGAGAGTGTAGAACCCTTATTACAAATTGTACAATCAGGTATCAATGCTGTTCCTGTTGTACTGTACAAAGAGAGATAAAGGGAAGAGTAAGGGTTAGCTTTGATTGGAAGACAAACTACAATCTTAGATCAGGTACTTACATTCACATCGAACATGTAGAAGATACCGAGGAACGTATTAACACAAAGATCATACAGCACAATCATCCTATTGTGGAAGAAGAAATGGAACTGATATATGCGGACGGAAGAATATAAAACCAAACAACAGAAGCGTAAGTTCTATGATAGTGGTGAGTGGAAGAGTATACGAGAGCAAGTAAAGAAGCGTGACAACTATGAATGCCAGGAATGTAAACGTAATGGTCGAGTACAAACAGACACGAATGAATACAGTGAGAGTGCAAAGCGTAAGAAGATACAACTAGTTGTCCATCATATAAAAGAACTAGAACATCATCCAGAACTTGCATTAGAAATGGACAATCTCGAAACAGTCTGTGTGGATTGCCACAATAAAGAACACGGTAGAACATTCAAAAAGAAACCGAATAAATGGGAAAACGATGAAAAGTGGTGAAAATCGTTCGATAATAATACCCCCCTAAAAAAAATCATCAAAAATTGCTCTAAGGGGCACCGGAGGAGGGGGTTAACTGTCAGGTTTTTTCGAAATTACGCACGTTAGGGGGGGGTGGGTAGATGGCTGTTAGTATTGTGAGGTTAAAAGAACAGCTTATGAATAGTATCGATATTACAGATTTAGTCGAAGTTGAAAAAGTAGAAAGATATATTGATCTGGTCAAAGCATTTAGAAAAATAAATAAAACCATTAATAAAGAAGGCGAGTCTGTAACAGTAAAAAATGGTTCCCAAGTTTTTGTTAAAGCCCACCCTCTTATAAGTGAGAGGAATAAAATTAACAGTTCATTAATTGCTTTAGGAAGAGATATAAAATTTGTTCCTAAAGTTGGTGCTTCTAATACGGGATACAGTCCAAGTGATTTAATATGATTAGGCAAAAGTATGTAGATGAATACATTGAACTTTATAGAAGTGGAAAAATAAAGTTTAATAAAGAAAGAGAACTGTTAATTGACTATCTAGAAAAATATGTTTTGAACAGAAACGATTTGTATTTTGATGATGAAATGATTGAGAAGTGTATTCGCTTTGGAGAGAAATGGTACTTTCCGTTACAGTCATTTCAGAAATTCTTAATAGCATTCGTTTTTTTATTTTACAAGAAAAATGGTCGCGTATTTTATCGTAAGTTCCTATGGATGCTTGGACGTGGTGGCGGTAAAAACGGATTAATATCAGTCATTATTCATTTTTTAATTAGTGAAATGCATGGTATCCCGGAGTATAACATTTCTGTTGTTGCAAACAGTGAAGAACAGGCAAAAACAAGCCCAGATGAGGTTCATAAATGTGTTAAACGTAATGAAATATTACAACGAGCATTTAAGACAACCTTAACCCAAACTGTGTCTAAAGCTACAGGAAGTGTATTAAAGTTTAGAACATCAAACGGAGATACAAAAGATGGTTTACGTGATGGTGCAGTCGTATTTGATGAAATACATCAATATGAAAGTAATAAAGATGTTCGAGTACACATTAGTGGTTTAGGGAAAAAGAAAAATCCACGTGAATTTTACATAGGTACAGATGGATATGTTCGTGATGGTTTCTTAGATAAACAAAAAGAAAAAGCAATGAAGGTATTAAATGGTGAAGCGCGTCCGAATGCTATTTTCCCGTTCATTTGCAAATTGAATGATGAAAAAGAAGTTGATGATCCGGATAATTGGGAAATGGCAAACCCAATGTTATCTCAGCCGTTAAGTGAGTATGCTGAAGGCTTGCTCGAAACAATAAAAGAAGAGTACGAGGATTTGGAGGACGATCCTAGTAACCGAGAAGAGTTCATGACAAAGCGAATGAACTTACCTGTTACAAATTTAGAACGATCTGTTGCGAAATGGTCAGAAATCCTTGCTACAAATCGTCCTTTCCCTGATTTATATGCCCAAGAATGCATAGGAGCTTTAGACTTTGCAAGTATTCGGGACTTTGCAGCATGTGGTCTTTTATTTAGACAAAATGGTGAATATATCTTTAAAACTCATTCCTTCGTACGAAAAGAATTTGTTGATATCTATTACGGGTATTCTAAAAAAGCAGGCGAGTTCAAGAAACAAAAATTCGCTCCAATCAAAGAGTGGGAAGAGCAAGGTTTACTAACAGTTGTGGATGAACCAACTATTAATCCTCAACACATGGTTGATTGGTTTGTAGAAATGAGAGAACAATATGGGGTTAAAAAGATTATAGCTGATAACTTCAGAATGGAAGCGATAAGGCCATTATTAGTAGCAGAAGGATTTGAAATAGAGGTTATACGAAACCCGAAAGCAATTCATAGTTTGTTAGCTCCACGTATTGAAATGGCGTTTGCAAATAAACAAATTGTTTTTGATGATAATCCGCTAATGCGTTGGTATACACAAAATGTATTGGTTGTTATCAAAAGTGATGGAAATAAAATATACGAAAAGAAAGAGCCTGTTCGTAGAAAAACAGATGGGTTCCAATGTTTTGTTCATGCTCTTTATCGGGCGGATGAGATACAAGAAGCAAATGACTTTGTTATAGGTAACATTAAATTCTAATAAAGGGGGTGATAATCATTGGATGGTTAGGTTCAGTATTTAAAAGAAATAAAGAATTAGAATTCATGCTGGATCTGGACATAATAACTGATACAGCAAACAGACTTCATATGAAACGATTGGCGATTGATACATGCGTTTCATTTTTAGGAAGAACAATTAGTCAATCTGAATTTAGAGTAAGAAATGGTAAAGCATTTAAGAAGGATGAGCTTTATTATCGATTAAATGTAAGACCAAACAAGAATATGACCGCAAGTACCTTTTGGGAAAGGTTTGTTCGCAAACTTATTTATGATAATGAGTGTTTAGTCATACAAGCAGATGATGGTGATTTACTTATTGCAGATGGATTCCAACATAATGAGTATGCTGTGTTTGAAGATACCTTTACTGATGTAAGGGTAAAAGATTATACGTTTAAGAGAAGTTTTAAGCAAAGCGAAGTTATTCATTTGAAGTATCGGAATGATAAATTATCTCCACTTATTGATGGATTGTTTGCAGATTACGGTGATTTATTTGGTAGGATACTAAACTCACAGAAACGTAAAAATCAAGTTCGTGGCACGGTTGATATGGATATGATTGGTGCTAAAACTGAGGAACAAATAGCAAAGTTACAAGAGTTTATAGACAACATGTATAAGTCAATTGGTTCAAAAGATATAGCTATTGTTCCACAGCAAAAAGGTATTAATTATAACGAGATATACAATGGTGTTGCAAATGGCCCAAGTGTGGAAGAAATCAATAAAGTAACAAATGGTTTCTTAAATCAAGTAGCTATGGCAATCGGTATTCCTATAGCTTTGATATATGGAGAAATGGCTGATGTAGAAAAGCAAACGAAAAATTATATGCTTTTCACAGTACGACCATTATTAAAAAAACTATCTGATGAAGCGAACGTTAAATTCTTTGAAATGAGTGAATATCTTTTGGGACAAAAAATTGAGGTTAAAGCTGTTTCCTATCAAAGTATATTTGATCTTGCGACAAGTATTGATAAGCTCATTTCTTCAAGTGCATTTACAGGAAATGAAATTCGTTCAGAAGTAGATTATGAAGAGTCAGATGATCCAAACCTAAATGTCCATCATATTACGAAGAACTATACAAAATTAAATGAATCTGAAGGGGGTGAGAAAGAAAATGACGGTGAAAATTGACGTGAAAGGTCCAATTATTTCTAATGATGAAGCTTGGATTTATGATTGGTTTGAAATGGATGCTGCAAGCCCAGGTAAAATTTCAAAAGAACTAACTAATGCCAATGGTGAGGATTTAATTGTATCGATTAATAGTCCAGGTGGTTATGTACACGAAGGTTCAGAAATTTATACAGAATTAAAAAATTATCCTGGTCATGTAGAAGTTCAAATTGTTGGTTTGGCTGCAAGTGCGGCGTCTGTGATTGCGATGGCTGGTGATAAAGTCCGAATTTCACCTACAGCACAAATTATGATTCATAACGCTTCAATGTGGAATGGTGGAGATCATCGTGATATGTCAAAGGCAGCCGAAATGTTAAAAACAACAGATCGATCAATTGTAAATGCTTATGTCATTAAAAGTGGTAAATCAGAAGAAGAACTGCTTAATATGATGGCTGAAGAAACTTGGATGGGTCCACAACAAGCATTAGAAAATAATTTTGTGGATGAAATTATGTTTATGGATAATCAGGTTAAAATGACAGCTTCAGCTTCTACTGCTGCCATGCTTCCACAGAAAGTAATCGATGGCTTTAGAAATGGAACCATGAACAAAGGCCAAGGGATTACAAAAGAAGATTTAAATGTAGCATTATCAGGTTTAAAAAATGAAATTCTGAATGATTTACAAACGAATACAAATCCAAAAGAGCCTATTCAAAAGCCTGTTCATACAAAACAGAATTTGAGTACGCTCTTTTTAAATTTAGGAGGAAAATAAAATATGGTTATTAAGTTTAATAATTTCGAAGAGAAAAAACTAGCTTTTGCAAAAGCAACACAGGATGGTACAACAGAAGAACAATCAGTAGCATTAAACTCCATGATTGAAGCACTTGCTACAGATGTACGAGCAGATATTTTAAATCAAGTGAATGAATCAATGGTAGATCGTTCTATTATGCAATCTCGCGGTGCTAATGTACTAACAAGTGAAGAAATGAAATTCTTTAATGCCGTTGTTGAAGATGGTGGTTTTAAATCTACTGAAACTTTGCCTAAAACAACACAAGAGAGAATTTTTGATGATTTAGTTCAAGGTCATCCGTTATTAGAGCATATCGGCTTAGAGAATTTAGGAGCCGTGACAGAATTTATTTATGGAGATCCAGAGGGTGCAGCTGTATGGGGACCGTTATTTGGTGATATTAAAGGGCAATTAAATGCTACATTCCGAAAAGAATCAATTACTCAACTGAAATTAACAGCATTTATTCCATTAGCAAATGATATGTTGAAGCTTGGTCCAGTATGGGTGGAACGATATGTTCGTACAATGATTACAGAAGCAATGTCAGTAGGTTTAGAACGTGGTTTTGTAGCTGGTAAGGGTAAAAATGAACCTATTGGATTATTAAAAGACCCTAGCGGAAGTGTTACGAATGGAGTATATCCAGATAAAAAAGTTGCTGGAACTTTAACTTTTGAGCCTGGTCGCAAAACAATTAATGAACTAAAAGGCGTGGTCAAATTATTGGCTAAAAAATTAAATCCTGATGGTAAAACAGATGCAGATAGACCAAAAAATATTGCTGGTAAAGTAGTTATGGTAACAAATCCATTCGATACTTTTGATATTCAAGCAAATGCTACGATTCAAAATGCGGCAGGTGTATATGTAACGAGCTTACCTTTTAATCCAATCCCAACAGAATCTGTATTTGTACCTCAAGGACAAGTGGTGTTCTTTGTTAAAGGAGAATACATTGCAGCGATGGGTGGAACAGAGCCAATCAAAAAGTATGAAGAAACATTAGCTTTAGAAGATGCAACTGTTTATATTGCTAAACAATATGCTACAGGTAAACCGAAGGATAAATACACTTCACAAGTTTATACACTAAAGCTTGAAGAAGTAACTCCACCAACACAAGGATGATGTGAATGAATACAGTAATTTCGAATGAAATATTACAGCAATTCAAAGATAGGATGCACTTAGGGGATGAGGAAGACGACAACCTAAAACGCATCCTTTCTACGTCTACCAAGGCATTACTTAGGATTTGTGGGAATTATGATTTAAATAAAGACGAGGAGTTCAAAGAATTAGTCTTTGAACGTTCTCGTTATGTTTATAACGATGCATTAGAGTATTTTGACAAGAATTTTTTAAGTCAAATTAATAGTTTAGGTATTGATAAAGCATTAGAAGAAATTAAATTAGACGGTGATTAATATGCGTCCTTTTCAGTACAAGAAACCACTGAATACAGGTGATTGTAGAAATCGAATTATCATTGAACAACCTGAAGTGATAAAAGATGATTTGAATCAAGAAATTGAAACAGGTAATTGGCAAGAAGTAAAAAAAGCATGGGCAATGATAAAAACGGTAAAAGGTTCAGAGTACATTGAAGCTTCAGCTTCACAGTCTACACGAATTTATCGGTTTGTAATTCCTTATACAACAGGAATTACAGAATTAATGCGAATTAAAATGAAGGATCGTATCTTTGACATTATCGAACCGCCAATGAATGATGATGAAATGTATCAAACATTGACTATTATCGCAAAGGAGCATGTTTAATATGAATGATTTTGCGAGCGAACTTTCTAGAGAATTGCAAAGATATGCAAATGTTGTGGAAGAAGAATTACTGACAGCACAAGAAGAAGTTGCTGATGTTGCTGTAGAAAAATTAAGGCAAGGTAGCCCTAAAAAAACAGGTGCTTATCGTAAAGGATGGCGTAAGAAAAAAGAAGGTAATGGTTTTGTCGTTCACAATACAAAAGGGCAATTAACACATCTTTTAGAAAAGGGCCATGCGAAAGTTGGTGGTGGACGTGTTCCGGCTCAAGTTCATATCCTTCCAGTTGAACAGTATGTAATTGATGAGTTGCCAAGACGTATTGAAAGGGCGATTCAACAATGACATTAGGTGAGTTGACAAAAATTCTTGAAGCTACAGGTTATCCTGTGGCTTATTCGCATTTTACAGCAACGCCCGGTAATCCAGTACCAAAACCACCATACATCTGTTTTCTTGTGGACGGATCAGCAAATTTAATGGCTGATAACAAGGTGTATCACAAGATAGACGATGCAAATATTGAACTTTACACAACTAAAAAAGATTTAGTTGCAGAAGAAAAACTTGAAAAAGTCCTAGACGATCATGAAATTCCTTATGACTCATATGGGACTTTTATTGAATCTGAAAAAATGTATCAAAAAATTTATGAAACGAGGTTGATGTAAGTGAATAAAGAAAATAAAGTTACGTTTGGTCTGAAGAATGTACATTATGTTCCATATGATGTTCAAGACTTTTTAGTGAAATTTGGTACACCAATTCCACTACCCGGTGGAGTTGAATTAACTTTTGAACCACGCGGTGATTTAATTGAATTTTATGCTGATGACATGCTTTATTACGCAGCAAGTAATAACCAAGGTTATGATGGAACGCTATCTATTGCAACTATTCCGGAACAATTTGCTATCGATGCATTAGGTGAGCAATTAGATGAAACAGACGGTGTATTAAATGAGTTAGCTGATGCCAAAGGAAAATCATTTGCATTACTCTTTGAATTCGATGGCGATGTGAACGCAACTCGCCACGTTATGTATAACTGTGCAGCGAGTCGTCCGACAATCGCATCTAAAACAAAAACAAATTCAGCCGAACCAAATACAAATGAATTGAAGTTTGTTTCTAGTCCAATTGTTTTAGTTCCTGGCGGAAGACCAATGGTTAAAACAAAAACAACTTCTAAAACGACTCAAGCAATTTACGATAACTGGTACAAAGAAGTGTACGTTAAAAAACCAGCAGCACCAAAAGGAGCGTAAGTAAATGGAAAAGACGATTACAATCGATGGAAAACAAGTCAAATTAAAAGCTACAGCAGCAACAGTTAAGCGATATAAAGCACAATTCAGACGAAATTTATTTGCAGATTTGATGGGGTTAGGGGCAATTAATGCTTTAACTTCATCAGATGGGTCAGAACAACCCATTGATATGTCTAATGTCGATATGAGTAAAGTAGATTTTGAACTTATTTATGACTTAACGTGGTTATACGCTAAAACGGCTGATCCTAATATTCCTGATCCTATGACGTGGCTAGATAAATTTGAGGAATTCCCAATTGAAGAAATTATGCCAGAAGTCATGGAATTGGTTCAGGTCACTATGGGAGCAAAAAAAAAATAAAGAAAAATAATGGAGAGCAAGGAACATTCAGTGATGAAGAATTTACTACTGAATTGTTTCTTGCTCTTTGTTATAAAGCAAATTTAACACAAGGTGATTTAGAAGAAATGACCGTTGGTGATTGCTTTGATTACATTGCTGAATTCGCTGAGCTGGAGAATCCAGATAAAGAAAAAGTTAGAAAAGCAAATCAAAAAGACTTCGATTCATTCTAAGAAAGGGGTGAGAAAATGGCAGGAAGAATTAAAGGGATTACTATTGAAATTGGTGGTAATACTCAGCCGCTACAAAATGCTTTAAAAGATGTAAATAAACAAAGTGATGCTTTGGCTAAAGAATTAAAAGATGTCGAGCGTTTGCTAAAATTTGATCCAAGTAATATTGAGGCACTTTCTCAAAAACAACAGTTACTTACGCAACAGATTGAAAACACAACGCAAAAATTAGATAAGTTAAAGGCAGCGGAACAACAAGTTCAAGCGCAATTTCAAAACGGTAAAATTTCTGAAGAACAGTATCGTGCATTCAGGCGTGAGATTGAATTTACAGAAGGGTCACTTAATGGTCTTAAAAATAAACTAGGAAACATGAAAGCTGAGCAAGAGAATGTAGCGAGTTCCACAAGGCAATTGGAAACATTGTTTAGAGCTACAGGAAAAAGCGTTGATGATTTTGCAGGAGCATTAGGGAATCGTCTTGTGAATGCAATTCGGAATGGAACAGCTACAAGTCGACAGTTAGAACAAGCGATTGGGATTATTGGGCGCGAAGCATTAGGTACAGAAGCTGATATTGAAAAATTACAAAGAGCACTTCGATCTGTGGATGCTGGAAACTCAATTCAGCAAGTACGAAATGAACTGAGAGATTTACAACAAGAAGCCGGAAGAACTGAGAAAAAGTTTGAAGGTCTAAAAGTTGGATTAGAAAATGTTATCGGTGGAATGGCAGCTGGTGGAGGAATGGCAGCAGCTGTTGAAAAAGCACTTGATATGTCAAAGTTAAAAACAAAAATTGAAATAGGATTTGATGTTCCTGAGTCCTCAAAAAAATCAGTAGAGGATGCTGTGAGAGGAATTTCAGCTTATGGATTAGATGCAGAAGAAGCACTTGAGGGTGTAAGAAGACAATGGGCTTTGAATAAAAATGTTAGTGATGAAGCAAATGCTTCTTTCGTACAGAGTGCAGCTGTTATTTCTAATGCTTATGCTGGCATTGATTTTACTGAATTAATTCAAGAAACGAATGAAATCGGTAATGAATTAGGCATTTCACAAGAAGGCGCTCTTGGTATGGCTGATGCCTTATTAAAAATGGGTTTTCCACCGGAACAATTAGATATTATCGCCGAATATGGTGGTCAGTTAACGCGAGCAGGATACAACGCTGAAGAAGTACAAGCCATTATGGAAGCTGGGGTTGAAACAGGAACCTGGAATATTGATAATTTGCTAGATGGACTGAAAGAAGGGCGTGTAAAAGCGGCTGAATTCGGTCAAGGTGTCGATAAGGCTATGAAAGAAGCTCTTGAAGGTACACAAATTTCAGCAGAACAGGTTGAAAAATGGGGTAAAGCTGTAGCTAATGGTGGTAAAGAAGGCTCAGCAGCTATGACTGAGATTGCACAAGCTCTATCACAAGTTGAAGACGAAACAAAGCGTAATGAATTAGGTGTTAAGTTTTTCGGTACAATGTACGAAGATCAAGGACAAAACATCATTAATACTTTACTAGGCGCGAAAGATAAAACAGTCGATTTTGGAAAGCAACAGGACAAATTGAATGACTCTATTAAAAAAATGGATGCAAACCCAGCAGTTAAATTTCAAAAAGCGATGCAAGATTTACAAGTTGCACTTCAGCCGGTTCTTAGTGTCATAGCAGATGTCATCTCCAAAATAGCTGAATGGGTTTCAAACAATCCAAAGTTAGCAGCCACATTAACGGCTGTTGCAATAGCTATTGGGGTAATTTCAGGAGCGCTTATGGCAATTGCACCAATAGTTGTAGCTGTCATGGGTGTATTTGAAATCGGAGCCGCCGCCGCACTAGGCATAGTTGCCATAGTTCCTATTATCATAGCAGCTATAGTTGCTCTAGGAATTGCCATTTATCAAAATTGGGATTCTATAAAACAGTGGACTATAGATACATGGAATTCTATTAAGGGATATTTGATAGAGCTTTGGGATGGGATAGTTCAATCCTCTAGTGAAGCTTGGAGTTCTTTCTTAGAAACAATGCATTCATTCTTTGATCCAATAGGGCAATTTTTTAGCGATTTATGGACAGGGATAGGTGAAATATGTAGTAGTACATGGAATTCTATTGTTGAATTCTTTTCAGGAGCTTGGGCCTCATTCACTGAAATGATGCATAGTTTCTTTGATCCGATAGGTGAATTCTTTAGTAGTTTATGGTCTGGAATTATTGAAACGGCTTCTTCCTGGTGGTCATCTTTAGTTACAACAGCTTCTGAATTGTGGGGGGCACTTGTACAAGCTTGGCAGGAAACGTGGAACACTGTACTTACGGTCTTAGACCCTATCATTTCATTGATTTCTACGGTCCTTGAGGCTGGTTGGTTATTAATCCAAGCAGGAGTGCAAATTGCATGGGCAGCTATAAGCCAGTATATTATTCAACCAATCCAAGAAGCTTACAATTGGGTGAGTAAACAAATCGGCGAATTGGTTACATGGCTTGGTACACAATGGGAAATTGCAAAAGCCGTGGCACAAGTTGCGTGGGGATTATTTAAACAATACATCATTCAACCTGTCCTAGATACTTGGAACTTTGTAAAAGAAAAATTTAGCGATTTAATTTCTTGGTTAAGTTCGAAATGGGAACTTGCTAAATCATATACTCTTGCAGCTTGGAATTTGGTAAAAGAATATGTTATTCAACCTGTTCAAGACTTGTGGAATACAACCAAGCAAAAACTTTCAGATTTGGCTAATTGGATATTATCAAACTGGGAAACTATAAAATCCTATACGCTAACAGCTTGGAATTTGACAAAGAAATACGTGATTGATCCAGTAACTGAAGCTTACAATTCAGCCAAACAAAAATTTACTGATTTATATAATTCAGCGAAAGAAAAATTTGATTCCGTAAAGAATGCTGCACAAGAAAAATTCGAAGCAGCTAAACGCTTTATAATTGATCCAATTAAAGATGCAGTTGACAGTGTAGAAAAATTCATTGGTAAGATCAAGAGTTTCTTTAGTGACTTGAAGTTAAAGATTCCTAAACCTGAAATGCCACCTCTTCCACACTTTAGCTTGCAAACTAGTACGAAAAATATTTTAGGGAAGGATATTACATTCCCTTCTGGACTCAATATAGATTGGCGCGCAAAAGGTGGTATCTTCGCTAAACCGACTATATTTGGAATAAATGGTGGCAATCTACAAGGTGCAGGAGAAGCCGGCAAAGAAGCGGTTTTACCATTGAATAAAAAGACACTTGGAGATATTGGCGCAGGAATCGTAGCAGCCATGCCACGACAACAATTTGCTATATCAGGGGAAATAAATCAACTAATGAGCGATATGAGCCGTATGATGACTAATTCTGCAAACCAATTAGCGGGATTAAAAACCGTTATGAGTGGTGTATATGGAAATATGTCAAACAGCAGACAAGCTATGACAAACAGTGTATCAAATCAAGTCATTAATAACTCTTTTGGTTCATCAGGTGGTGGAGTAATTCCAATGCTTGGTGGTGATTTAATTGTGGAAGTACCTGTTAGTTTAGAAGGAAGAGACGTTGCACGCGGTACGTATCGTTATACAACCGAGTATCAAGATAGAGAAGCAAAAAGAAACTCAGACTTTTAGGTTTGGGTTTCTTTTATTTTATAAAGAAATGGGGTGACAGTATGAGCTCTTTTACATTTAACAACATACGCAAAGATTTTGTTCAAATAGAAAAGGGATGGAAAAGACCAGCGTGGGCTCCGGTGAAAAGGAATTTTCTAAGTGTCCCAGGATATACAGGAGCAAGACTATTAAACACCCAAACGGAAATGCGTGTTTTATCTATTCCTGTAGGAATTATAGTTCCTGAGGGTTCAGATTTGGAAACTATGAAAGAAGAAATTGCAGAATGGTTAATCACAGGCCAACCAGCAGAACTTATTTTTGATGTAGAACCAAATAGAACATATTTAGCAGTTGTGGAAGATAGCTTTGATCCAAATGAATTTGTAACACTTGGAATAGGAACAATTAAGTTCATTTGTCCAATGCCATATAAATTAGGACCTACTCGAACAGTAGAATTTCAAACGGATGGTTCCGGATTAATTGCTAAAGTTCAAAATAAAGGAACTGTAGAATCAGAGCCTATTATTGAAATTGAAGTTGAAAATCCTTCTACATTTTTAGATGTTTGGAGGGAGAATGATTACTTCCGAATTGGTTATCCATTACAGGTAAATCAACTTCCAGTAGAACGTAAGCAACGTGTAATGTGGGATGAAATGTCTACGATAATAGGTTGGACAAATGTATCGGAATTTGAAGACGCCAAAGGTGGTGGTGTACTCAAAACAAATGGACATCAAGTGTATGTAACTGATTATGGGGATAACAGTTATAAAGGGCATCACGGTACAATTATGAAAAAGAGTATTCCTGGTGGTCCGTTGCAAGATTTCATTATGTCCGCATACGTGAGGTTCATTAGTTCCAGTTACGTTCAAATGGGACGAGTTGAAATAGCGTTACTGGATGAAAGTAGTAAACCTGTTGCTCGCTTATCAATGAATGATGTGTTTTGGGAAGCGGAAGAAACACATGGGTTCGCTAAACTTGCTTATCCTGGACATCCAGCAGAACAAACCATGATTAATACGCGCGGTAAGTACTCGAACACTTGGAATAACTTCTACGGTAGATTACAAGTATATCGAATCGGGAATGAATGGGAGTTTTTCATTACAAAATTTGCTGAAGGCACCGAGATAGATGATGCCGGAGCAAAAGCACGCTGGGTGGATACAGATGGGATTTTAATGAACAAAGTCGCGCAAATACAACTTTCTATCACGCAATGGTGGAATAACGATCCGGCACAAACTATAACAGTTGATGATATCAAGGTTTGGAAAGTAAACCAAAATACAAGTGATAACCCTCCTTACATAATCGAACAAGGGGATAAAGTTCGAATTGATACGGAAAAAGGTCTTGTGAGTATTAATGGTGCAAGTGCAATTAATCTAAAAGATTTATTTAGTGATTATCCTACAATCGCTAAGGGACAAAACAAACTAGAAATTATGCCAGCAAATATCGGAAAAGCAAAGGTGATATATAGGGAGAGATATAGATGAGAACACCTAGCGGTATACTTCATGTCGTGGATTTTAAAACAGAACAAATAGTTGCGAATATCCAGCCAAAAGATTATTGGGAAGATAAAAGGCATTGGGAAATCAAAAATAATATTGATACTTTAGAGTTTAAAGTATTTGATAATACAGAACATGCGGCAACACTCATACAGCAAAATTTAGTGTTAAAAGAAGTACGTGATGGCCGAATTGTTCCATATGTAATCACTGAAGCAGAAAAGGACTCGCATGATAGATCAGTAATTGCGTATGCATCGGGCGAATGGATTCAACTTGCTAAAGCTGGAATTATCCCTCCACAAAAACTAGAAGGTAAGACAGTAATGGAAATGGTGAATATAGCTCTTGTGGGCACAAAGTGGAAGACAGGAAATATAGAGTATGCTAGTTTCCGCTCCATGGCTATTGATGAATTCATTGATCCACTATCTTTCCTTAAAAAGATAGCTTCCTTGTTTGAATTAGAAATACAATACCATGCTGAAGTAGTCGGTTCTCAAATCATTGGCCGTTATGTTGATATGGTAAAAAAACGAGGACAAGAGACAGGGAAAGAAGTAACTCTTGGGAAAGATTTAATTGGTATTAAACGTGTTGAGAACTCGCAAAACATCTGTACATCCTTAGTTGGTTTCGTGAAAAAAGAAGGTGACACTATCATCACAGTTGAGAGTATCAATAATGGTCTCCCTTATATTGTGGACAGTGACGCATTTCAAAGATGGAATGAGCGTGGTCAACATAAGTTCGGATTCTATACACCAGAAACAGAAGAAGATATAACACCGCAGCGTCTTATGACTCTGATGAAAACAGAGTTAGCAAAACGCGTTAATACTTCTGTCACTTACGACGTAGAAGCAGCTGCTATTGGACGTGTATTCGGTCTGGCTCATGAGTTAATTAATGAAGGGGATACAATCCGAATTAAGGATATTGGATTTACACCCAAATTGTATCTTGAAGCAAGGGCAATTGCTGGTGACGAATCATTTACTAACCCTTCACAAGATAAATATGTATTTGGTGACTATCGTGAAATTACTGATCCGAATGAAGAAATGCGAAAATTATACAATAGAGTACTTGCTTCTTTAGGTAATAAAGCCAATAAAGAACTATTAGAACAACTAGAAAAGTTAGCAAAAGAAGCAACAGGGACAGCCGAACAAGCTCAAAAAGAGAGTCAGGTAGCAAAAGAATTAGCCGAAAAAGTTCAAGAAAACTTAAAAAATAATACAGTGGAAATCATCGAAGCTGTAAATCCGCCAACAACGAATCTTAAAATTGGTAAGACGATATGGCGAGATATTAGCAACAGTAAACCTGGTATTTTAAAAGTATGGAACGGGAAAGATTGGGAGCTTCTTATTCCTGATGTGGAAGAAATTAAGAAAGATACGTTGGAGCAGGTGACAAAAGAGATTAATGCTAGTGCGGAAAAGCTAGATGCTAGGGTTAAGGAAGCTGAAACGAAAGCAGACAATCTACAAAAAGACTTCAATGCTGTTAAAGGTGAACAAGAAAGAGTCAGTCAGGTAACTAAGACGCTTGAAGAAAGTGACGAGGCAACTAAAGAAATTATCACACGTATACAAGGTACTCAAGAAGATATGAACAAAACGATCGTTGAGACTACAAAAGGCGTTGAAGGGCTACAAAGTACGGTATCGGATATCAAAAAAGATCAAAACGGTATTACAGATCGTGTAGTAAAAACGGAACAAAACATTAACGGTATTTCCAGTTCCATTGAACAAATCAACAAAACGTCATCCCAAACTATTCAAAAGTTAAATCAAGTGGAACAAGATGCAAATGGAACAAAACAAACCATTGAACGAATCGAAAAGAATGTAAATAACCTTGATGGTGATGTTATCAACCTTGTAAGAGGAACTAAGACGTTAACAACTAACGAAGAGCTATCTTTAAAAGGTGGGCGCCTTTCTGTCATCAAAGACACGTACAATGGAAATGCTATCGCGCAAACAGATACAGAATGGCAAGGTATCGCCGTTAAACCCAGTGAATTAATTAAGCGAGGGAAAATAAAAATTGGTGACACAGTAACATTTTCTGTAACAGCTAGAATGATAGGTGGAGAATCTACACAAGTATTCTTTCCTAACAGTGCTGGTAGAACAACAGTTAATGGAGAATGGAAAAGGGTTTCGGTAACAATTCCAGTCGGCTCTGATGCCATTGAGCCAAATGTTGTATATAGGTTCGAAGCTGAATCAATACCTAAAGGTGCTTTATACCAACAAACTTCACCTATGTTATCAATAACTAAAAAAATTTATCCGTGGAGACCTTCACCTGAAGACCAGGCAGACAGTAACGAATTTATCAAAGTTACAACTGAAATTAAAGCAGAAGCTGGATGTACCAAAGAACGAATGGAACAAATTAATAGTAAAGTTGAGAATATTGATGTTGGAGTTAGCAACCTTGTTATTAATTCATCTTGTGATAATGAAAAACCTCGAATGTTTGACCAGCCAGGCGAAAGTCAAGTTGGTGGTGTTGATGAGATTCGATACTACGAAAAACATCTTGCTATTAAATGTAACAGATATACAGATTCATTTTACCAAATTGGCGGTTATGAGAAATCATTACGCGGTTTAGAACCTGGTAAAGAAGTAACCATTTCTGCTGATATCAATTGTGAGTCAGTCGATTATCACTTTGAAATGTTCTACGCAACGAATGCAGAGGGTAACAACTGGCGAGCATTTGTTGGTGAGATCTACAAAGAATTGAAGATTTGGAAGAGGAGAAGTTTCACATTCAAAATACCTAATGACACCACTTCTATTATGTTTCGTATTTATTTCGGACGTGTAGAAACATCAAATGGAACTTGGCTGAACTTCAAAAACGTACAGATAGAAAAAGGTAATGTTGCGACAGGATACAAACGATCAGACAAGGACCAGGTAACAAATACTGAATTCACCAAGAAAACAACCGATATTGAAAAAAGTGTGGATGGTATAAAAGAAAATATAACTATGGTTGAACAAAATCAAACGGGATTTGATAAACGTGTAACAGCAGTAGAGAAAAACGCTGAAAGTATTTCTCAAAATGTTAGCAAGTTACAAGAAACGCAAACGACACAAGGTAAACAGATTTCTGAAGCGCAATCTACAATCAAACAACATTCTGACGCGCTAAATTTAGCTGTAAAAATGAAAGATGTTGAAGATTACGTAGGTGGAATTGGTAATCAAACGGTTTTACGCAATGTCTTGTGGAAGAACGATACGAAATATTGGCAATTAACTTCAAACGCAGCAAGAGATACACAAGTCACTTATAAGGGGTGCAATTCACTTAGTGTTATTACTACAGGTAATGCGAGCAATTTGTATAAAGGAGCATCGCACGATTATATAAATGCCGGGCCTGGATGGAATTATGTTTTCTCTGCTTACTTTTATACAGATAACAAAGCTAGTATAGATGCCGGAGCTGCTATCGAGATCCAATGTTACGATGCAAACAATAAAATGATTAAAAATTACTTACAAGAAATAACTATTGCACAAGGAACATGGATTCGTACACATGTGGCAGGGCTATTAGTCGAAGGTACAAAAAAAGTTAAAGTACTGTTTTGGGTTCGGAAAAATGGTCGTCTATGGATGGCACAACCCATGCTGCAAATTGGTGACAAACCTTCTTCATTTATGGAGAACCCTGTTGATATTGTAGATAAAGATAAAATCATGGAAGAAGTGGCTGATAAGGTAGCAACTGAAGATTACACTAAAAAAGTTACAGAGTTAGAAAGAAGTATCGCTGCTAATGAAGAAGGCGTTACTATCATTTCCGGAAAACAGGAAAGTTTTATTAATGAGACCTATAATGCCTATGTAAAGAAAACGGAATCTAAATTCCAGGTATTAGATGAAGGAATCCTTGCGCAGATTTTAAAGGACGGCATTGTTACTGCTATTAATATGTCCCCTGGGAAAATTACAATCAATGCTGCAAAACTTGATATTAATGCAGATACAGTTATGAAATGGCTCACTGCACAAGGGATAGATGCCAATGTAATTAAAATTTCTGGTGATGTTGTAACGATTGATAAAAGCGGTATTACTGTTAGAATGGCAAACTTTCTTTATCAAGATGAATTCGGCAAAAAATATTCTGTTATGCCGAAGAAGAACCTTATTGCGGATCATATGTTTTCTAGTATTTCATGTTATTTACCAACGAATAATATGAGGAAAATCCAGCACAGCCCTGAGTGGAGAATAACGGGCGAACCGTATATCGAAGATAACTATACCGATTTCGGTTATGAGCAAATGATTAACGCAATGCGTATTAATGTACAGCATTGGATTAGATATCCATTGTTTAGTGGTGTGAAAAGGGGAAAAAAGTATACTTTATCTGCCCATTTCCGTGCAGCAACTTATAATGGCAATGTTGTATCAGATTATCCTCGTTTACGGGTTATAACAGGACACTATGCGCCAGATGGACGACCAGTAGAGGATTTAAGATTTGAAAAAGCATATGATGCGCCAGGAAGAAACATAGTTCGTTATTCTAACACTTTTACAATCCCCGATAACTTTCCTGATAATGGATTTTGTTATTTTGACATTTATGGTGCTGGGGATTACGGAAGTAATATGGCTGTATGTGTATCGGGTGTGCAACTTGTAGAAGGTGATTTACCAGCTGTTTATAATTGGGATACTACAATCGATAATATTGCATCCGGTTATACTCCTGTACAATCGCTATCTATAGGTAATAGAGATACATTTTTAGGTTATGGAGTTACCTCTCCTGAGTTTCGAATTAGCACGAATGCTGATGTTCATTTTAACAGAAAAATATCAACTTATGGAGTAAACGTTGGAGGACAACCATTTGGATCTTATGGATCTATCTTTTATGTGAATGGTGCCTCTGGTTGGTCATTCTATACGATGGGTATTGATGGTAACTGGAAAACTTGGAATGGTATATAAAAGGAGAGATATGAATGGAAAACAACAATATACAAGGAACTCCTTTTATGGGGAGATTAGTAGATGCGGAACGTACTGAAGGTGGGGTTCTGGTACAAATACCTTATGATATGTTGGATTATGCAGGCCTTCAAGAAAAAGAGCAAGTGGAAGTTTGGGGTACAATTGATGGAACGTTAAGTATACGTATTGCAACGAAGTGTGAGGTTTGTAATAGAGGGGCTCGACTTTTTGAATTACAGGTAGGAAGAAATGTAAAAAAAGTCTGTGCAGAAGATTATTATAAGCTTACAGGTGAACAGCCACAAATAACATTAACTGAAAACAAACCAGAGCAACCATAGGTTGATCTTTTTATTTTTTACAAAATACGGCTTTTGTATGGAAATTCCTACGATGTATTCACCATGAATAAGGTTGTCTCATATCATATAAAGATTGCTTTATTAAGATGATAAAAGGATGTGAATGTATTGGAAGATGTATATGTAAAAATCGATAGTTTAAAAGCAGAACAAAAAGAAATTATGCGTGATATTCGTAATTTAGAAACTCGCACAACAATTAATGAGAAAGACATCGCTACAATTAATAAGCAATTAGAAAAGATTAGTATGAATACAACTTGGATTTTACGAATTATTATTAGCGCAATCACAATGTCGGTTTTGGGTTTAATATTAAAAGGAATGATATAAAACCTTAAAATAAAAGTACTTATTGAAAGAGGGACAAGCGTCTCTCTTTTTTATTATAAATAAGGAGTGAAAAGATGGATCGTATTGATGTATTAATGAAAACATTTGTAGCAGCCTTCGGTGGTTTTTGTGGATACTTTCTGGGAGGATGGGATACAACATTGAAAGTTCTAGTTATCATGGCAGCTATCGACTATTTAACAGGAGTATGCGCAGCAGGATATAACGGAGAGTTGAAAAGTAAAGTTGGTTTTAAGGGCATCGCCAAAAAGGTGGTGCTTTTTCTTTTGGTTGGAGTGGCGACTCAGTTAGATACAGCACTTGGAAGCAATAGTGCTATTCGTGAAGCTACAATTTTCTTCTTCATGGGTAACGAATTACTTTCACTTTTAGAAAATGCTGGACGAATGGGTATTCCACTTCCACACGCCTTAACAAATGCAGTTGAGATTTTAGGTGGCAAACAAAAACAAGAAGATAGAAAAGGAGATGTTAAGTAATGGGACATATTATTGATATTTCAAAATGGAATGCTGACATTAACTGGCCTATAGCAAAGCAATACATTGATTTCATTATTGCTCGTGTACAAGATGGTTCAAATTATGTAGATCCACTGTATAAAGGATATGTAAAAGCCATGAAGCAACATGTTATTCCTTTTGGTAACTATGCATTTTGTCGATTTGTTTCTGAAAATGATGCACGAATAGAAGCTCGTGACTTCTGGAACCGTGGAGACAAGAGCGCAACAGTCTGGGTTGCAGATGTTGAAGTAAAAACAATGAATGATATGAGGGCGGGCACGCAAGCATTTATTGATGAACTACGCCGATTAGGTGCTCAGAAAGTTGGTTTATACGTTGGTCATCATATGTATGCTCCGTTTGATATGGAAAATGTAAAATCTGACTTTGTTTGGATCCCTCGTTATGGTGGTAACAAGCCAGCTTATCCATGCGATATTTGGCAATACACAGAGACGGGTAATGTACCTGGTATCGGTAAGTGTGATTTGAATCAATTAATTGGTAGTAAATCATTATCTTGGTTTACAGGAGAGAAACAACCAGAACAAGTTATTGCCAATGGCGGCTATCAATATGTTAAATCTGGTGGTTTTGGTATTTCATTGGTTCAGGAAGTCGTAAATGCTATGAATGAGCGTGGAACAAAAGGGAAGGTCGTCTCCGATCCATTAACTGGTTTAGCGTACTTACAAACTGAAGTACTACCTAATGGCGAACTTGATAAGATTACAGCTTGGATGGATGAAAGAAACTGGTGGTACGAGTACATTAAAAAATAAAACAAAAGAATAGTTTTATGTACAAAAATAAGAGCCATCCTATTTGGATGGCTTTTTTAGTTTATATTAACTAACTCATCATTTTTTGATACTTCATTCAAACTCTCAAATATTTCGTAAACCCTTCAAAACATTCGGGAATTGGGGCTATACGTTATCAATACCTAAATCAAAAATATACTTAAAATAAAATCTCCTAACATAGTATATATGACTGTTATGTTAGGAGATTTTATTTTGATAATAGATTTCTCTATTTGCTTAAAAATAAGCAAAATCCCATAAACAGTCGTTTATGGGATTCGGTTGATTACACTAATCCACTAAATATCACTCTTTATTGTTTTTAAAATAACTATTTACATATAATTTGTATTAGTGTACTATTCAACTAGTACACTAATACAAAGGAGGAAAGAA